CATCAAACTTTTTACCGGCATGGATGATTGGTAATCAACCTGATTTAAAAATAATTCAAGCAACAAACAATGCAGAGTTAGCCGTGCGTTTTGGTCGTAAAGCAAAAACACTCATGGACTCTGAAGAATATAAAAAAATATTTAACACAAGATTACGTGAGGACTCAAAAGCTGCAGGTAAGTGGGAGACAGATCAAGGCGGCGAATATTATGCAGCTGGTGTCGGCGGATCGATAACAGGTCGTGGTGCAGATCTACTCATCATTGACGATCCACACTCGGAACAAGATGCGATGAACATGGCTTCGTATGACAGAGTTTACGAATGGTATACATCAGGACCACGACAACGTTTGCAACCAGGCGGCAGAATTATTGTGGTGATGACACGATGGAATGTTGCAGACCTAACAGGTAAATTACAAAAAGCACAAAGAGAACCAAAAGCAGACCAATGGGAGGTAATCGAGTTTCCTGCAATCTTACCGTCAGGTAAACCAACATGGCCAGGATATTGGAAACGCGAAGAACTAGAAGCAGTAAAAGCATCTGTAAGTATACAGAAATGGAATGCACAATATCAGCAAAACCCAACAGCGGAGGAGGGTAGTATTATAAAACGTGAGTGGTGGCAAGTGTGGGACAAAGATGAATTACCACCTTTGATGCATGTAATACAATCTTACGATACAGCTTTTATGAAAAAAGAAACTGCAGACTACAGCGCCATTACAACCTGGGGTGTTTTTCAAAAAGACGAGGACAGTCCTCCAATGTTGATCTTAGTTGATATGATAAAGGACAGATACGAGTTCCCAGATCTAAGACGCGTTGCAAAAGAACAGTATGATTATTGGAAACCAGAGTCTGTAATTGTAGAGGCAAAAGCGTCAGGGTTGCCATTAACCTATGAAATGCGCAAATTAGGCATACCTGTTATTAACTTTACACCAAGCAAAGGAAATGATAAACATACTAGAGTAAATGCCGTGGCGCCCTTGTTCGAGTCAGGTATGATTTGGGCACCGGACCGCGAATTTGCTGAAGAGGTTATTGAGGAATGCGCTGCATTCCCACTAGGAGAACACGATGACTTAGTGGACAGCATGACTCAAGCCGTAATGAGATTTAGACAAGGTGGCTTCATAGATCACCCAGACGACTACGAGGATGAGGCGTTGCCACAACAACGAAGGACGTACTATTAATGTCAAAGAAAAAATTAATACAGGGAATAGCATCTTTGTTTAAAGCAAAAGACAAAGACATGCCTGACAACGTACAAAATATATTTAGAAAAAATTTAGAAGATAGTTTTGGTAGAAAAGAAGTTGAAGAAGCTGTTCGTATTCTTGGTTCAAGAAATGACAACCCAGAATTAGCAAAACTTTTTTACAAAGAAGGTGAATCATTACAAGATGAAATGGTTAATCTTCTCGAAGCGCGCTACATGGGCAGCACAAGACTACAAGCGCACCCACTTAGTTTTAATAGACGTGGACCAGGCGCCGCGGATCGTTATTTAAAATTAAATGAAACTGGAGAACGGCTCACGGATTTACCAGGCGGACCAGGTGATAAAGCCATGTACGGTAAACATTTTGGTGAGATGAGTGAAACAACTGCTGGTGTCAGCGGTAGAAAAGTTTACGAGACACCACCAACAGTTTTTGATGAGGGTTCAAAATTAACCGACATGGGTAAAACTATAGAAGGCAGAGCAGTGCAAGATAGTCTTTATGAAAAAACAATAGCAGATATTCCTTTGATAAATAGAATGATGAAAGAAACAGGTAAAAGTGAAACAGAAATTAGAGAGGCCATTGTTGACATGGCTAACGAGGGTTATCAAGCTGGTAGTCCAAAACGTATGAAATTTACTGATGATGATAGCATCAGAGCTTTTGTTTCTAACAAAGAAACAATTCCTGGAGACAAAGAAGACTTTGTAACTGAAATGATGGAGAGACTAGGAGCTGGACCTCAATCTGTACCAGAGCCTCAACCTGCAGTAAGAAGAATTTTAGAAAAACAAGGTTTTGCAATGCCTGAACAAACAGGTGATGACATACTTAAAAATATGAAACAAATGGAAGCAGAAACAAAAGCCATGACAGAAATAGCAAAAGCAGAACAAGCTCAGATAGGAGAGGCAATAGATACTTTTTCAAGAATGTTAGATGATGGCGAAGAGCCGTCTGTTGCTTTAGAGTATTTGAAAAACGCAATGAAAAGAACAAAACAAGCAGATGGTGGTCGTATCGGTGCAAAGACAGGTGGACTTATGGCTTTATTAAAAGCTATGGGCATGAAAGCACCAGATAAGATCGCAGACAAAAAACAAATAGAAAATGTAATTAGAGATCCGGACACAGACTTAGAAAGAATTTATAAAGATAACCCTATGACAGGGACAAGAGCTACACCAAAAGATAGAATGACCATTGATGAAATTAGAGACATGATACAGAGAGACCCAAGGTATGATAAACTAACAGCTGCACAAATGGATATGGTCGTGCGAAGAGAAACTATCCGTGCAGACTTTGCATACAACATGGGCGTCAAACCAGAAGAGGTCGGTGATGATATAGTTGATATGTTATTGATGGAGGGGTATGATAGGAGGTTTGGTTTCAAACAAGGCGGCGGCATTGATGCAGACATACACGAACAATTTAGAACACCTAAACCAAAAAGAAGTAGAGATGTTAGAATGTCTTATGTAAATAAAATGAAATCAGATTTGGAAGGATATATGAAAAATATGAGAATGGGGAAACAACAAGGAGGGGTTGCTAATCCCAATCTTAGACTTAAAGAAACACCAGAAGAAATTGAAGAGGAGAAAAAACTATTAGAGGCACAATTAATTGACCCTTCTTATAATAGTGCAACCGGTGAATATTCTGTTGGTGGTGGTTTAAAAATAGGTCCTTTAGAACTAGAGGCCATGGCAAGAGGCATAGAAGGTGGTGACCCTACAATGCAGTATGAAGGTAGTTTGGATTTGGGCAATGATTTTATGTTACAAGGTGGTTATTATGATGATGCAATTAACACAATTCCCACTGGACCTTTTGCGGGTATGGGGGACGTAGAGGATGAAATAAGACTTTCACTAATTAAAAGTTTTGCAAACGGTGGCACAGTGCCACCAGAAAGAGGTCCGATGTCAGAAGGCATGGGAACATTATACAGGAGTAAATAATGGCTATAGAAAAAGACGATCAAATAAAAATGCCAAAAGAGATTTTACCTGAAGAGGTAGAGCTACACGCACAAGACATGAATCCTGATAGTGACATTGACGTGCAGATGATGGAGGATGGTGGAGCTGTGGTTACACAGTTTCAAGCGTTGGCTTACAAAGAACTTATGCCATCAAACGGACCAGTGAGAACACAAATTATAGGATTAGAGTCATCAGAAAAAGTTGCACAAGCGCATAGAGTCAAAGAGTTTATGAATTATCAGTTAATGGTAAACATGAAAGAGTATGAGCCAGAGTTTGATCAGATGTTATTTAATTTACCACTATCTGGTTCTACATTTAAAAAAGTTTATTACGATGCAATGTTATCACGTAGTGTGTCAAAGTTTGTGCCTGCAGAAGATTTATACGTGCCATACACATCGACATCACTTGATGATACAGAAACAATTATCCACAAAATAAAAATGACAACCAACGATATTCGTCAACATCAACTTGCGGGTATTTTTAAAACCACTGAAATGGATGACACAGCTACTTACAACAAAGATGATATCGAAGAAGCAAAAAATAAAATGACTGGTGTTGAACCACGAGCAGACGATGTTTGTGTAATTCTTGAGGCACATGTGCACATAGAGGTTCCAGGAGAAGAGGACATTGATCCTAAAACTGGAGAATCAACTGGTGTTAAGTTTCCATACATTGTTACAGTCAAAGAAGATACAGGAGAAGTTTTATCTATTAAACGAAATTGGAACGAAGGAGACATGACTAAAAAACGTCAAGATTACTTTGTTCACTTCAAGTTTCTACCAGGACTC